AAGATTAAAAGTTTATAAATAAGAGTATAGAAAGTTAATTTAGGAGAATTTAATGGCATATTCTAAAATCAATACATTTGTCCGACCAAGCACTGGTACAGCATGGACATCAGTTAAGGACCACGGCGAAGGTTCTGACTATTGGGATTGGAGAAGACAGTATCAGGCAGACAATGGTATTAGTGTTTCTTTTGATTTATCATCAGATGAACTAACATTAACTGTCACAGAAACTTGCGCAGACGAGGCAACTTACGATGCGTTTAAGACAGCGGACTTATCTGATGGTAGATATAACGCATTAAGAGCTGATTTATCAGCAGCAATGGCATCGGCAGGAATAACTTTGGCGATAACCGAAAACAACGACGGTACAGTACAAACTTTAATGGAGGCGGCCTCAGTATCACCTGAGCTTACTGGTTAAAACGGTACTCTTACCACTTGATTTTTAGTATGAAAGGTCCTATAATAGTAGGATAATATTTGGAGTATATTATGAAATTATCGAAAAACACAATTGAAGTTCTAAAGAACTTTGCAACTATCAACACGAACATTCTAGTTCGTGAAGGTAGTTTACTTTCAACAATTAGTACAGGTAAAAATATTTTTGCACGTGCAGAGATTGAGGAAAGTTTCCCACAAGAATTTGCAGTCTATGATTTAAATAGCCTGCTATCTTTACTAACAGTCATAGAAGATCCTGACGTAGTATTCGAGGAAGAAAGACTCCTCGTGTCTAAAGGTTCATCTAGATTTGAATATTACTTTGCAGATCCTAACATCATTGTTAGCGCTCCTGATAAGTCAATTGAAGTAGACAACTTCTTCGAGTTTGAACTTACAAAGGATAACGTTGAAATGATTCTTAAGGCTGCGGGTATTACAGGCGCACCTATGTTATCTATTAAAGGTGACGGTGAGAACATTAGAGTAGAAGTAGGAGATCCCAATACACCTAAGTCCAACGCATATAGAACAGACATCATACAATCAGACGTAACGTTTGATGCGAGACTGGCTATTGAGAACTTTAAGGTTATTGCAGACACTTACAAAGTAATCGTCTCTAAAAAGAAATTTATGTATCTTGAAAGTAAAGCTGGTCGTAAGTATTGGTTAGCACTTGAAAGATCCTCAGATATATAGGAGTAACTATGGACGAGAGTAAATTAGAAGTAACAATCCGAGAAGCGACTAACGGCTGGATTGTTGAAATTAATCTGGATGGTGAGACAGTAGAATATATTTTCACTAGACCCAACCCAGCAATTAATTTAGTTAGAAAAGTAATGAAGGGAGAATTAGATCCTTTCGCATCAGGGGAGGATGAATAATGGGAGAGCATGTATTTACAGAAACTGCTACAATCGCAGAAACAATCCCACCATTCAAACTAATCAAGCAGGTTAAAACAACTTCAGGCGTATCTAAATTTGTAGACATGGACAACGATGTTCTGTTTACAGGTAAAAGAGTAATTCTATTTGGATTGCCTGGTGCATTTACACCTACTTGTTCTAGTAAACAACTACCAGGATTTGAATCCCAATATCACTTGTTTAGAAACTTGGGTATTGATGACATCTATTGTATTAGTGTCAACGATACTTTCGTAATGAACGAGTGGGCACAGGATCAAGGATTGGTAAATGTAAAACTTATCCCAGATGGTAGCGCCCAACTTACAATTAAACTTGGCATGGATGTTCGTAAGGACAATCTACAGTTTGGTGTTAGAAGTTGGAGATATGCTGCAATCTATGATGATGGCAAACTCGTACAGAGTTTTATTGAAGAAGGGTTTGGTGATAACTTCGAGGACGATCCTTATGTTGTTAGCACACCCGGAAATGTGATGGAATGGATTAGAAATAATCCTTTTGAAGGGAAAGATATTAAACTTGATATCTCAGATTCGACAGATATTAAGGAAGATATTTCCTAAAACCTTTTTCTGTGACAAAATTTTTTACGATATTTTGGAGCAAAAAAAGTTGGTTAATTATATTATGAATAGGAGTGAGTATGGAACCAGCACAATTCTTATGGGTTGAAAAATATAGACCCAAGCGTATAGACGATTGTATCCTTCCTGAGGATGTTAAAAAACAATTCAAACAGTTTATAGCTAAAAAGGAAGCCCCTAACTTATTACTAGCAGGTACTGCTGGCACAGGTAAGACAACGCTCGCGCGTGCTCTCTGTGAGGAGTTAGGGTGTGACTATATAGTAATCAATGGTAGTGATGAAGGTCGTCAGATCGACACTCTCAGGACCAAGATCAAGCAGTTTGCATCAGCAGTTTCATTTGAGGGTGCTACAAAGGTAGTTATACTAGACGAGGCGGACTATATGAACCGCGATAGTGTACAACCTGCACTTAGGGCGTTCATAGAGACGTTCTCAGAGAACTGTAGATTCATCTTTACTTGTAACTATGCTAATAGACTTATAGAGCCCTTACATAGTAGAACAACTGTCATAGACTTTAAGATAGCCCCTAAGGACCGTCCTAAGATGGCTAAATTGTTTATGGAACGTATGGCATACATCCTAAATAATGAGGGTGTGGACTACAATGAGAAGGTCCTAGCAGAGCTATTGATGAAATACTTTCCTGACTATCGTAGGGTTATCAATGAACTCCAGAGATACTCTGTGGCAGGTTCTATTGATGAGGGTATACTAAGTAACTTCCAGGAAATTAACTCTAAGAACCTAATAGAGAGCCTTAGAGAGAAGGATTGGAAGAAGATGAGGCAATGGGTTGTCAACAATGTAGACACAGATCCTCAAGGGTTATTTAGACAAATATACGACACATTATTGCCTGAGGTTAAAGGTATTCCACACTTGGTACTCCTCATAGCAGACTATCAATACAAAGCGGCATTCGTAGCAGATCAAGAGATCAATATTACTGCATGCTTAACTGAGATTATGGCTAATGTGGAGTTCACATGAGCGACGGTATACTAGAAGGGTTCGGAGACCCTATTGAGGATATAAACGAAGAGGACTTTCAACAGAAAATTAAAAAGATCTCTCCGTTTGATTTTGCCAACAGCATAAACTTTACAAAAGAAAACCTAATCGTAGATGAGAGGACAGAAAAAGAATATAATCCTTTCATTGTAAACCGTGCAATGGGATTTGGTAAAGACACAGTTATAGCTGGTAACGAAATGAATTCTCGTCCACATCTAGATAACAAAATGCAATATGATTTTCTCCGTGAGGTTGTGAGGAAATCTAAACGCTATAATAAGTGGCTAAAAACTGAAGAAGAGAACATTGAAGCAGTACAAAAGTTCTTCGGATACTCTTTTATTAAGGCAAAGGAAGCTTTATCTATACTAACTGAAACAGATCTTGATCGGATTAAACTGTACCAAACCACTTCAAAAGGTGGAAAGGTATAAATAGTTCAGTAATTATTAACAGGCTATAATTGAAATGAATGATCAAGAGAATTTCTTTAATATTGACTTTCCAGGTTATGCACCCATCGAAGTCTCATTAAAAGACCCCGAAGACTTTTTAAAAGTTAGGGAAACTTTGTCTCGAATAGGAGTAGCGTCTAAAAAAGAAAAAGTTCTTTATCAATCATGCCACATCTTACACAAGAAAGGACGTTACTTTATCGTACACTTCAAAGAACTATTTGCTTTGGATGGTAAAGAGGCAGATTTCTTAGAGAATGATTTGCAACGTAGAAACACGGTAGCAAAACTCTTGTCGGATTGGGGACTGATTGATGTTAAGGAAGAACTAGGAGAACAGGCGCCACTCAGTCAGATAAAAATAATATCTTTTAAAGAGAAAGGTGAATGGAATCTAATTCCTAAATATAACATTGGAAAGAAGACAAAATAAAGACTTAGAATACCTAGAACTTATTAAAACAACACAGGATGCAGTTGGTCCTGGGTTTTGTGTCCTCAAATGGTATCATCAAGAAATGCACTTAGCAGAGGGCATGAACCATTCATGTTATCATTGTCCTCAGCATAAAATACCTTTAGGATCTGATTTACATAACACACCTTTCAAAGTAGAACAACGAGCGAGAATGTTAAATGGTGAAAGGCCAGAAGAATGTTCGTATTGTTGGAGTGCAGAGGATTTAGGTTTAATAAGTGATAGGCAAACATTAGCAGCACAATTTTTCCAAGATGCCAAAAATGTGGTAGAAACTGCTGTACGGGCAGGACTAGAATACGTTTATCCGAGATACTTAGAAATATCTTTTACAAATAAATGTCAAATGTCTTGCAGTTATTGTACTCCTGCTAAGTCTAGTATGTGGCAAAAGGAAATAGATAAGTTTGGAGAATATGATTTAGAACATGGACCTTCTAAAGCACAATACAATAGCAGAGATGATATTATTCCTACAGAAAGTAATCCTTATATTACAAAGTTTTGGAAATGGTTCCCACAAGCATACAATCATTTGTTCGTATTAAGAGTTACAGGTGGCGAACCGTTATTAGATAAGAACACATATAAACTGCTGGAGTACGTCAAAGAACACCCGAGAGAAAGGTTAGGATTCCACGTTAATTCAAACTTAATGGTTACAGAAAAACGTGTGCAGAGGTACATAGATCTAGTCAAAGATAAAAGTAATAATAAGACTTATGTAAGTATAGATAATTGGGGTAAACGTGCAGAGTGGATTAGAAATGGTTTGGAAATGAGACACTTCGAGAACAATTTACATAAGATATTAGATGCAGGAATGAATGTGGGGCTAATGATTACATACTGCTTATTATCTATACCACACTTCGAGGACTTTATAACTAGAATAGCATACTTAAAAAGAAGATATCCAGGACAAGTAACTATTGATACACCACATATGGTACAACCAGAACACCTAACGGCGATGATTGCTGATGATTATACAATAAATAGTATGTTAGGCCAATTAGACTATATGAAGAATTTTATTGGTGGCGATATGTTTAGTATAGGAGAATATAAAAAGTTTGAACGAACAGTAAATTGGATTGCCAATAATAGATTCACCGGCGAGGAACTTAAACTACACAGAAAAGACTTTGCTAAATTTGTAACTGAACATGATAAAAGGAGAGGCACTAATTTTTTAGAAGCTTTTCCTGAATTGAGAGATTTTTATGAGAGCGCACGTTCACAGGATATTTAATCCAACCTTAGTAGAAATATATGACTTTATGAGTCGAGAAGAATGTGAGGAAATTGTTAGAGATATAAAACAATTTGGTACATTAAAAGACGCTGAGGTAGTAGCAAAAAATCCTGAAACAGGATTAGATGATTATTCAACATTATCAGACCACAGAACTAATAGTAATTGTTTTCTTCCATATAAAGATAGTCACATGGCTAGAGAGTTTTTAAAGAGAGCAAGTTTGGTTTGTCAACTACATTGGAGTCAGGCAGAAAATATACAAGCAGTTCACTACAATGTCGGAGAGGAATATAAAGCACATCACGATGCGTTCCCACCTGAAAGTACAAGACTAGAAGGGCCAAGTAAAAACGCATCTGGCAATCGGGTAGCAACTGTTCTATTATATCTAAACGATGTAGAAGAAGGTGGCAGCACATCATTTCCAGAATGTAGAAAAACAATTATGCCAGAAATAGGTAAAGCAGTCGTGTTTAGTAATACATATATAGGAACACAGGTTAGAGACCCACAATCATTACATTCAGCAGACCCCGTTATAAAGGGAGAAAAGTGGGCAGTTAATTTATGGTTTAGGAATAGAGAGGAAACTAACCTAAACTATCAGGAATGGTTAAAAGAAAGACATAAAGAACTTGAAAATTAAGGAAAAAGTATTATATATAGTATATAGGTGCCGAGAATGGGCCTATAATAAATCTTTGCTAAATTATAGGAGGAATATATGACAATTTACGAAGAAACTTTTGGACGTTTTAGTCCGTTCACAGTTGGATTTGATAGACTATTTCAACAACTACAAGCACAGTCTGTTACTAACCAACAAAACTATCCACCCTACAACATTGTAAAATTAGATGACGAACATTTCGTTATTGAACTTGCTGTTGCTGGGTTTGATAAAAAAGATGTTACCATTCAAATAGAAAAGAATGTTTTATCTATTGAAGGTAGCAATGAAGATTCTGAGAAGGAGTTCGTACATAAAGGACTTGCTTCTAGATCTTTTCAAAGACATTTTACATTAGCAGAAGATGTAGAAGTCAAAAGTGGCAAACTGGAAAATGGTATTTTAAAGGTAGAGCTTGAAAGAGTTATTCCTGAGGAAGACAAACCAGTTAAAATTAAAATTACATAATTAATAAAAGCGAGAGGAGCAACAATGTCAAACATTAGAATTATAAAACTTACTTCTGGAGAGGACATCATTGGTGATGTTAAAGAACAGGAAATTGATGGTAATAATATGATTGTAATTGAAAAGCCAGCAGTTATATTAATGATGCCTAAAACAGATGGTCAAGGTGAAGAAGAATTCGGTGTTGGACTAGCTCCTTACGCCCCTTTTGCAAAAGGATATGCAGTTCCTATTTTTGCCAATCATGTGGTATCATTATATGAACCTGAAATTCAATTACTAAATGCTTACAATCAACGATTTGGATCTGGATTAGTTCAACCTGACTTTATAAATAAAAAGGTATTAAAAGAAGTAAAAGAAGGAAAATTAATTAAAACATAATGTACGAATATAGATGTAAAATTGTAAAGGTAGTAGATGGAGACACAGTAGATGTGGATATCGACTTGGGTTTCGGTGTATGGCTCAAAAAGCAGAGAGTTAGATTATACGGGATCGACACACCGGAAAGTAGAACCCGTGATCTCGTCGAGAAAAAGTTCGGACTCATGGCGAAGGAATACCTCAAAGAATTACTTGGAGATGGAGCTATACTCAAAACGAGGCTCGATGGAAAAGGAAAATATGGTAGGATCCTCGGTGAGTTTTTAGTGAATCCTTGGGACGAGACCAAACAGGTGACGCCCGCGCTCACTTATAGCGTTAATGATTTATTGGTAGAAAATCATCATGCTGTTCCCTATTTTGGGAAATCCAAAGAAGAAATCGCAGACTTACATATAAGAAATCGAACCTTTTTCGACAAATAATACTTGACTTTAGGTTCGTAAGATCCTATAATGTATAATAATTAGAATGGTGTTTATATTATGAACTTTTATACTTACGCACGTCATTACGGTGACAAAGTCCTCGTTCGAGGCATTAAAGATGGTAAGCGTTTTGTTTCAAGACAAGACTTCAGGCCAACCCTATTTGTTAAATCTAACAAACCTTCAGAATACAAATCCATTTATGGTGAGAACTTAGCACCTATACAATTCGACGGCAACAAAGCCGCTAATGAATTCTTTGATAACTACAAAGACGTATCTAATTATCCTATATACGGACAAAACTATTATGCGTATCAATACATAACAGAAAAATATCCTGGTGTTGTTGATTGGGACAAAAAACATATTTCAATATGGTCTATGGATATAGAAACAACAGCAGACGGAGGGTTTCCTAATGTAGATAATCCTACTGAACAGCTCTTAGTTATTACAATGCAGGATAATCTCAGTAAAAAGATAAAAACATTTGGTTTACATAGTTGGACACCAGGTGAAGAAACAAAAGACTTAGATGTTGATTACGTTCATTGTAAAGATGAATATACTCTATTGAAAACATTCTTAGAGTGGTGGCAGGATAATTGTCCCGATGTTATTACAGGTTGGAACTCAGCATTGTTTGATATTCCTTACTTGTTGGCTAGAACAGAACGTATATTAGGAGAAGGCGAACATAAAAAGTTTTCTCCCTTTGGACTTGTAAACAAGCGTCCTATTAGATTCCAAACTAGGGAGATGACAGCATTTGAAATTACAGGTGTTGCACAATTAGATTACCTAGACTTATATAAGAAGTTTACTTATGTTACTCGTGAATCCTACAAACTAGATTTTATTGCTGAAACAGAACTTGGTGAGAAAAAACTTGAATCGGGTTACGAAACATTCAAGGAGTTTTATGATAATGACTGGAATAGATTTGTAGATTATAATATCATTGATACAGTTCTTATTGATAAACTTGAGGATAAAATGAAACTTATTGAACTTGCACTTACAATGGCATATGACGCCAAGTGTAATTACAATGATGTTTATTCAGCAGTTAGAACTTGGGATAGTATCCTTTATAATCACCTGTGGGAGAAAAACATTGTTCTTCATCAAGGTGGTGGACGTAAGGAACGACAAATAGAAGGTGCCTTTGTACAAGAGCCCGTGCCAGGTGGTTATGATTGGGTATCATCATTCGATGCTACAAGTCTATATCCTAGTATTATTATGCAATACAATATGAGTCCTGAGACTATTGTTCCTGGATTTAAATATGATGTAAGTGTAGATGACTTATTAGATAGATATAAACTAGATAAACTTAAAGAGAAAAACTATGCCATGGCAGCTAATGGTGTATGTTTCTCCCGTGAGAAAAAAGGTTTATTTCCTGAGATAGTACAAAAGTTCTTTGATGACAGATTAAGATACAAAAAACTTATGCAGGATGCACAGCGTAAATATCAAGAAACAGGTGCCAAGGCATATCAGAATGAGGTTAGTAAGTATAATAATTTCCAGATGGCTCGTAAGATTCAATTAAACAGTTTATATGGTGCGTTGGCTAATCAATACTTTAGGTTTTATGATGATAGAATTGCTGAAGGTATTACTATGTCAGGACAATTAATTATCCGTGATACTGCTAAAGCTCTTGATGTGTTTATGAATAAAGTATGTGGCACAGAGGATAAAGTTTATTCGTTCTATTCTGATACAGATTCTTGTTATGTAACATTACAAGATATGGTTACAAACTTCTTTGCAGACAAACCTAAAGACAAGGTACTTGACTTGTTAGATAGAATTGGTACAGATAAAATAGAACCTGCTATCGATAATGCGATGGTTAAGTTGGCAAACTATACAAATGCCTTTGAGAAAAAGATAGATTTCAAGCGTGAGGTAATTGCAGATAAAGGTATATGGGTTGCTAAAAAACGTTATGCACTTAATGTATTAGATGACGAAGGATTACGTCTTACAAAACCTAAACTAAAAATTATGGGACTAGAAATTGTTAGAAGTTCTACTCCAATGGTTGTCAGAGACGCTTTGAGAGAGGCAGTTCGTTTAGTTCTTACAAGTGATGAGAAAACATTACAAGAATATATTGAAAATGTTAAAGACAATTTCAACAAACAATCTCCTGAGGAAGTAGCATTCCCTCGAGGTTGTAACAATCTTAAAAAATATGAGACAAGTAATGGGATATATGCGAAGGGTACTCCTATTCATGTCCGTGGTGCTTTACTTTACAATTCACAGTTGGCTAAAAATAAACTTGGTTACAAATATGAAAAGGTACAAGATGGTGATAAAATTAAATTCTTGTATCTCAAAGAGCCTAATTCAATAGGAGAAAATACAATTGCTTTCGTAACAAAATTGCCTGATGAGTTTGCTCTAAAACAATATGTGGATTATGAAACAATATTTACTAAGGCATTTTTAGATCCTTTATCTAACATTGTACAACCTTTAGGTTGGAATACAGAAGAACAGGCAAGTTTAGAGGACTTATTTTCATAATGGCTAATGTTATTACTCCAGGTTTTACAACATTAATTACAGGAGGTTGCTCCTTTACTGAAGACGCAGTGCAAGGTAACTCTTGGCCAAGTCATGTTGCAAATAACTTTGCTTTAAACTTAAAAAACACAGCAGTATCAGGAATAGGAAATAGAAATATAGCAAGACGTGTAATACATATGGTAGAAAAAGAACTACAGGAACCTGGCATAAAGAATAGGAATATCCTTGTAGGAATATGTTGGTCAACATCTGCTAGAACTGAATATTTTAAAAGAGATATTCCTAGCGAACAATTAGGATTCAGGCATTGGACAAAATTTGTTTATGAAGCAGTAGGTGATTGGGTATCAATAAATCATAATTGGTTACAGAAAGGTGCTAAGGATTCTGAAATATATTATAAATGGTTTCACGACGCACTTGGAGGAGTAATCAACACATTAGAATCAATAATGTGGGTACAAAATTATTTGAATACAAAAGGCATTGATTATTTTATGACTTCAATGAGCCCATCAACTTTTGGAAATGCAGGACAAAATTGGCTAGGAACTGATGGTTTCTTTGATATTGACTTTACTAAAGGTGATGGAAATATTAGTTGGTTGTTCAATGCTATTAAATCACAAGAACATAGATGGCTACCAGTAGACAGTTATTGGGATTGGATGTTTGAACAAAATAATCAGGACCTATTTAAAGAGGATGAATACAATCCTGCTATATGGAATAAGTTAATTGAGTATATAGACCATACAGGTAAAACAAAACAGAATTATCCTGGTTGGCATCCTAGTCCAAAAGGACATAGAATATTTACACAAGATATTATTATACCGTACTTAGAGGAGAAATATAAATGGTAGGCAAAGACGAAAGAGATAGTCATTTTAAAATTAGTATGATTAAGAGTGGCGTAAGAATTGGCGCTTGTATCTGGGGACTATGGATGATAGAAGTTATGTTAGTAGGATTTTTATTAGCAGAAATATTAGGAATTTACGAGGAGTTATAAATGGGAACGAATGCTTGGAGAAAGAAAGGCATAAATGCTAGAAGGGAGGGTGCTTTAGAAAGACTTAGGGCATCTAAATTTACACCTAAAATTGTTAAGGGAAAAGAACGCAATGAAGAGAACTGGACAAAGAAGAAGGAAGAACAAATCGCGACACTTGAATCCAGAATTAGAGGCGCATAAGGTTAAGTTTCAAGAGAAACGAATCAAGGATCAAGAAAAAGAGATTGAAGAACAATGGAAACGAATACATGAAACTATTGATATGTGGACTTCCGGGTAGTGGTAAAACTACACTAGCTAGAGAACTGGCATATTACTTTTGCGTACCACATTTTAACGCAGATACTATTCGAGAACATTTTAATGATTGGGACTTTACAGAAGAAGGAAGAGAAAGACAAGCATGGCGCTTTGCAAATGATTATCCATTTGGAATCTTCGACTTTGTTTGTCCTTTAAAAAAGTACCGCAGTATTGTACACCCAGATTACGTCATATGGATGGATACAATAAAAGAAGGAAGGTTTGAAGACACAAATAAAATCTTTGAGCCGTTAGAGGAATATGACATACGAGTAGATAAATGGATAAACATAAACCAACTACGCAAATGCTTGGAAGATTCCAACCCTGGCATGCAGGCCATACAGAACTTTTTAAGCGAGCAATTTCCAAGACTGGTCAAGTAATAATACTTCTAAGGGACATGGAAATAAATGAAGATAATCCTTACAGTGCTGTTCAAAGGACAGAACTAATTAAGGTTGAACTAGAAAATGAAGGGTATGAATATGGAGAACAATACGAAATCATGGTAGTACCTAACATTACGCATATAACTTATGGAAGAGACGTAGGTTATAAAATTGAACAAGAACATTTAGATGCTGATATAGAAAATATCTCAGCAACTAAAATTAGAAAACAGGGGTGGCTTAACAGGTGAAAGTAGCAATAATTGGTTACGGTTTTGTAGGTAAAGCAACGCATAGATTGTTAAGTAAAACTCCTACATTTGAAGTTTTAATTCAAGACCCTGCTTTGGGTCATGAAATTAAAAATTGGTCAGGTGTTGAGTATGCTTTTATTTGTGTACCAACAAATCAAAAAACAGGTATACATAATGACGGTAAGTTAGACGTGTCGATAGTACACACCATTCTAAAAACTCTACCGGAACACGTCCAACCTGTCATTAGAAGCACACTCGGCCCTGACCAAACCCTTTTTATTGTGGAACAATTTTATCCTTGTCCTATTATTATGCCAGAGTTTTTACGAGAAAACCATTGGAAGGCAGATGTGGACAACGATAGTATAGATATTATAATAGGAAGTTACAATACAGATCCTAGAGGTTTAGTATACGCATTAAGGTCTTTAAATAGGAACATAAAAATTACAAATCCTGTTACAGCATCAATGATTAAGATGGGAAGAAATGCTGCACTGGCAATGAAAGTTGCACTGGCAAATGATTTTTATGATATATGTAAAAATAACGGTGCTGACTTTGATGTCTTTGTAGAACATCTAAAGGAAGATCCAAACTTAGGGGGTACGCATTGGGACGTACCAGGACATGATAATAAAAGAGGTTTTGGTGGAACTTGTTTACCAAAGGACTTGACACACACTTCAACTTTATGTTATCATACAAACAATATTATGGAAACGGCTGTAATGGCCAACAAAGAAAGAAGGAGTGATTATGAGTAATTTAGTTGATAGATTACAGAAAAACAGCACAATTAGAGAGACTGCTGTTTTATCTGATTCTAAATTTTTTAATGATAAGGACTTGATACAAACATCTGTTCCAGCAGTTAATGTAGCATTGAGTGGAAAACTTGATGGAGGATTAACGCCAGGACTTACAGTATTTGCAGGCCCTAGTAAACATTTTAAAACAGCATTTGGTATGTTGTTAGCAAAAAGTTTTTTAGACAAGTATGAAGACGGAGTAATACTATTTTATGATAGTGAGTTTGGTGCTCCACAATCCTACTTTGAAACTTTTAAAATTGATACAAACAGAGTAGTTCATGTTCCTATTGCAGACATTGAACAACTTAAACATGATGTCATGGCACAGTTGAATCAATTAGAACGTGAAGACAATGTTATGATTGTTGTTGATTCCGTAGGAAACTTAGCGAGTAAGAAAGAAGTAGAAGATGCCTTAGAAGGTAAAAGTGTAGCAGACATGACAAGGGCTAAACAAATGAAGTCCTTATTCAGAATGATTACACCTCACTTAACAATTAAAGACATTCCTGCTATTGTTATTAATCACACATACAAAGAAATAGGATTGTTTCCTAAAGATGTTGTATCAGGTGGTACAGGAATTTATTACTCAGCAGATAATATTTTTATTATTGGTAGGAGACAACAAAAAACAGGAACAGAAGTTACAGGTTATGAATTTGTAATTAATGTTGAGAAGTCTAGATTTGTTAGAGAGAAGTCTAAAATTCCTGTTGAAGTAACATGGGAATCTGGTATTAGTAAGTGGTCAGGATTATTGGATATGGCATTAGAATCTGGTCACGTTATTAAACCTAGTAATGGTTGGTATCAGAAAAGTAATCCCGAAACAGGAGAGGTACTTCCTGAGGCAAAAATAAGACAAAAAGATACATATAAGAAAGAGTTCTGGCTCCCTATATTAAAAGATCCTACATTTACTAAGTGGGTACAGGAAAAGTACACAATGGGTGGTATTGAAATCATGGGAGAAGAAGTATCAGATGAAGATGTGGAAGCAGAATACGACAAAGTGTGATAGGTGTAATAAAGGCATCAATCTTAAAAAAGACAAAGCGTATTGTTTCCATAATGATAACAATGAACTTTATATCTGTGAGAAATGTGTGAAAGAAGTATATAAGGATTTTATAGAGAATGACACAGAGAGTTGAAAAACTAATATTAGAAAACCTATTAAAGAATGATGATTACATTCGTAAGGTTGTTCCTTTCTTAAAAGAGGAATACTTTTTAGACTATCCAGATAAAAAAGTATTTGGAGCTATACAAAAGTTCGTTGAAAAATACAACAACACTCCTACAAAACAGGCTCTAAAAATTGCATTGGATGATGACAAGACTTTAAATGAGGATGGTCACAAACAATGTATAGAAATTATTGATACGCTAAATGGTAATGAAGTAGACTATCAATGGTTATTAGATGAAACAGAAAAGTTCTGTAAAGACAAGGCAATTTATTTGGGTATTATGGAAAGTATCCAGATTATTGATGGAAAGGATAAAGAAAAAGGTCCTGATGCCTTACCTGATATTTTATCTGAGGCATTACAAGTAGGTTTTGATACTAATGTAGGACACGACTTTATAGAAGATGCCGATAAACGATATGAATATTATCATAGACTAGAAGAAAAAGTTGAGTTTGATTTAGAAATGTTCAACAAAATTACAGAAGGTGGACTTTCTAATAAGACATTAAACATTGCACTAGCAGGCACAGGTGTAGGTAAATCGTTATTCATGTGTCATATGGCGAGTGCATGTATATCTAGAGCTAGAAATGTATTGTATATTACATTAGAAATGTCAGAAGAAAGAATAGCAGAACGTATTGATGCTAATCTAATGAACATTCCTATTATGGAATTAAAAGATTTATCTAAGGCAATGTATGTTGAACGTATAGAAAAACTTAGAAACAAAATGGAGGGTAGGTTAATAGTTAAAGAATATCCTACAGCTTCAGCACACGCAGGACATTTTAAGGCTCTTATTAATGAACTTAAATTAAAAAGAAACTTTAGTCCTGATATTATTTTTATAGATTACTTGAACATTTGTACAAGTTCAAGATTTAGGCCCGGTAGTAGCGCTAACTCCTATACAATTATTAAAAGTATTGCAGAGGAACTTAGGGGCTTAGCAGTGGAACAAGATGTTCCTATTGTAAGTGCTACACAAACAACTAGGGGAGGTTATAATTCTAGTGATGTTGATTTAACGGATACATCAGAAAGTTTTGGACTTCCTGCTACAGCAGACTTGATGTTTGCTTTAATTAGTACAGAAGAGTTAGAACAGATGGGACAGTTTATGGTTAAACAGTTGAAAAACAGATATGCTGATCCTACAAGAAACAAAAGATTTATGATAGGTGTTGATAGAGCTAAAATGAAATTGTATGATTTAGAAGACTCTGCACAACAAAATATCACAGATTCAAACATTGACATTCCAGTATTTGACAGAGGAAAAGAAGATGACAAGTTCTCAGACTTTAAGTTTTAATGGAGTAAAGTGGGACATTTTAAATAATCCCACAGCTATAAAGTTTGGCAAGTTTTTATGTGAACACGTGGATACTTGCAGGGAGTTTTATTTTATAGGCGATAAAGCTGAAGAAATAAAAGACGAAATAGATAAGATTGTTTATATGTTAGGTAAAGCCCCAACTAACAATATGAATAAACTGCATGAACATTTTGCAGATCATGAAGATGACGATGAAATGGAAAGGTTGAACAATCTTATTCATTACTATGAATTAAGTAAAAGTAATTTTCCAGGTAGATGGGGATATTTTCCTGGTAAAAATGTGGGAGCAGAATTAGTATTAGATGATGAAGACGCTAAGCAGTTTACATTACAACGTAAACCTGGCTATTTGTATATTAATTATGCTCACGTAGGAAAACATTATGCTGAGATTGTTTTTAGTAACGATTATAAGATTAAGAAGTCTCAGTATGTGCCTCAACATTTGGCACGTCCAAGTTTTTTCTGTTGGTTAGGCAAAGAATTTACCAAGAAACAACTTGATATGTTTGAAATGAGAGGAAAGGAGCTACACGAAAAATTGAAAACCAGATTGGAATTGCCGGAATACACAGATCCTGAGATGAGAATAGGATATATTCCATTTGCCAAACTGCAACGACATATAAATACAAATGAACTATCCAACATGCTATTAAAGCATAAGGGTAAGAATAAAAATTATATGGAGTTATTCAATGCCGGACAGAGAAGAGTTTAGAGGTGACATGAGTCGTAATGAAGTCGAAATGGACCTTAACAAGTTCATGGACTTGATTCAAGAAAACGCAGATCTCAAAACAAAGTTAGCAGAAGCAATGGCTGATTCAACTGTCAACCCCTGGCAAAAATGGGTTCATCTAGCTAGAACAGTAGACAGCTGGAGAATTTGGCCAAGGGCTTTTTTGAGTGTTTATATATTTTTAGTGTATTATGCAGCAATATGGTTTATGGATTTACCAGAACCTAGTATGGAACAAAGTGGATTGATATCAATCCTAGTTGGTGCCGGAGCTGCATGGTTCGGATTGTATGTTAATAGCGCTGCTAAGGAGCATAGCGATAACGTTAAAAAATAATTAATTGAAAGGAGATATATTATGCCACCAAAGTTTAAACCAAGTCACAAAGAAAACGTCCGAGGTAGGGACGGGAAACCAACAGGTAGGACTTTTATAAAACACTACTATTTGAGAAACACTCCTACCCAAGAGATTATAGACGCAATTAACAAAGGCAAACGAAAGCACAGAATGAAATTTATTAATGAATTAACAAGACGTGGAGTGAAGTTAGTATGGAAGACAGAAGAAGAGATAGCGAAGCAGTAGCTGACGAAGAACAATTTGCAATTCAGGGATCTTTAAGGATCTTTGATCAGGCGCTTACACCTGAAATTTGTTCACTGCTGATTGATACGTTCAAATTGAATTTAGACAAACAACAGACAAAAGAAACATTTATAGAAATAAATTACTCTGATGATGTTGAAGACCAGGATGAGGTAAAAGAACAATTAGTCAATTTTTGCTCCACACTTCACGAACATTACATGGAACACCTGAACTTACCAAGTGGTATCTTCCACAGAGCGGGTGTTGAAAAACTAAGAATAAGAAAAATTACAAATCCCAAGGACGTGGTAGTTACAGTAGATACTAGAGACCGAACTAGTTCTATTCGTGCTATTGGGTTCATATTTTTCTTAAATACTGCTGATTCTAAAGTACAATTCTTTAGACAGAATGTAGGAGTACAGGCAGAAGAAGGTAGGGTAGTAGTTTATCCACCAAATTGGGAATATCCTTACAGATACGACTTATCTGATGAAGATAATGACGTATTTGCACTACAAACTTACATACATTATGGTGATGCGGCACAAGTTACTGAAAAACAAGAGAAAATACCTGGAAAAAATGCTTGACTTTTGGTTCCGTAGATGCTATCATATACACATAAACTAAAAAAGTAAGGTAAATTAATGTCAAACTATACACAAGAACAACTAGAGCTTAAGGCACATATTGAGGCAGAGAACGAGAAGTTCGTTGCTAGATGTAAGGCCGAGGGTGCTACTGCTTGGTGTACGACAGTATCTGACCTGCAACATTGGGCGGATTACGGTATCTACAACATTAAGCAGTATGAACGTTATAGTTTAACATCTTATATTTACGATGCTTATAAGGACGCACACGGTTTCCGTCCTAGACACTTTGACTTTGACTCTATGTCAATGGTAGAGCTAGAAAAACTAGCTGACAGAGTATCTCAGGAAGTTACCGAAGCTATTGAACAGGATAGAATTAGAGAAAAAGAAGCCACAACTAAGTGGAAAGAACATCTCGGTTCTTTACTTTCAATGGGTGCTAAGAGCTTAAAGCAAGCGCTTATTTGGGATATGGATGCTGAGGAAATCAACGGTGATATTAGTTATTACTGTTACCTCAAAGGTCTTTCTTATACAAAAGAAAGACTTATCCAAAGGATTGTGGGAGTTTAGGCCTTTTGGTCACCTTTATGGTTGACTTTAGGTTTAAAAGATCCTATAATGTGTATTGTAATTAGAAATTAAGGAGACGTAATGACTGATCAATTATTTACTTATGCAGGGTACTCTGTTACTGCTAACGGACAAACAAAAGCTCGTTTTGGCAATGACATGGTTTCCCGTGTTAAAAAACTTTCTGGTACGAACTCAGACGTTTGGTTTGAGGAACTACCAAAAGCAATGACTAAGAAAGAAGCATCGGAATTCTTACTTGAGAACGAAAAGTTCAATAGTGATTTCGACATTAAAAATGCTTTGCTCAAGGTCGTATTTCGTAATACACCCAAGGGATCAACTAAGGTTGTGAACAAAGGTGTTTCTTTAAATGATGGAGGAGAATAGTTATGGCAAAAGCTAAAACTAACCAACATGCTAAAATCGTGAATTTCCTAAACACAGGACAATCACTTAGCATCGCATACGCCAAGAATAAACTTGGTGTAACACAGTTACCTGCAAGGGTAACAGAACTTAGAGCGCAAGGTTTTGCAATCTATACAAACGTGAACAAGGCCGGTAACACCGCTTACAGACTTGGCACACCTAGCAGAGCAATGGTTGCAGCAGCACACGCAGCAGCAGGCTCAACAGTCTTTAGCTAGAAATTAATTAATTAGGGTACGATTGTAGACATCGATGACTGTAGATTACTTTCGTACCCTAATTTACCCGATTTTGTCCACTTTGAAATATGTCGACAAAATTTTTTACGATATTTTGGAGCAAAAAAAGTTAGCGCATATAACTCTAAAAACAGCGCTATAAATATTGAGGTAACATACACCAAAGTCGTCCGAGACTAAAGTATGCCATTATACATATAGAGAGATACACAATGACAAACAACAAACAATTAACAGCAGATATCGTAGATGCTTTAGTAGCAAAATATAGAGGCGAAATGGCCGAAGCAAAGGCCAACATAAAAATTTATTTAGAAAATCCTGTAGGCATAGGGGAACATCCTGATGTGCTTGCAGCTATAGATACACAAATTCAAGCAATGGCAAATGCACAAGAAAAATTAGATGCATTAGCGACATTTAGCAAGGTACCACAAGAGTGATTAAAACCTTTGGTAAACGAACAGACTTTCATGCAACAGTAGAAGACGATCCGAAGATGACGATTGTAAAATATTGGCAAGGTAATGAGGAATTATTTACAAATTATGTTTTCAATGATGAGAACAGAAATATTAGGAATAAGGAAGCCATAGAGATGGCAGAGAAGTTCGTTTTATCAAAGGAGAGTACCATTGGCTAATAATGTATATTGCACACTGCAACTAAACTACGGAAGTCCTCAAGCAGAGGAAGAATGGAAGAGGGTTTTTAGATTACTGACAAAACTTGATCCTTATTCTAATGACTACGGATTACAATATCTGGATATCTACAAAACAAATGCTGAGATAGCAGATAATGAATTTATGATGGAACACATAGGGTCCACATCAGCATTATTAGAAGGTCCTGTAACGTTCATAGCATGTAGCGAATATAACTACATATATGAACATATCATTAAGGCAAAGTGGACTCCGCCTATTAAGTTTTTTGAGGAACTAGCAGACCACTTATACGACTTTGATGAAGATGTAAAATTATCCTTAGTATATGAGGACGAATATTATAATTTTGCAGGTGCTATAACATTTGCAGAAGGACAATTTGACCAACAACAAGAATCAGGTGGTTGGTTTACACAAGAACAACATGACCAAGGGAGAGACCCAAGGGACTTTCAGGACTTTGTAACTGAACAAATTGAAGAATTTAGGAGAGAACAACTTGAAACTTGATTATAATAATGTAGGTAAAATAGGATTTACCTGTAGTACATTTGACTTCCTACACGCAGGACATATTGTAATGTTGGAAGAGGCAAAAAGGCATTGTGATTATTTAATATGCGGGTTACAAAGTGACCCAACATTGGATAGGAAAAATAAAAACGCCCCTGTACAGAGTATTGTTGAAAGACAGATACAATTATGCGCCGTAAAATTTGTAGATGAAGTCGTAATATATAATACGGAAAAAGATTTAGAAGATTTATTACTTACATTACCAATTGATGTAAGGGTACTTGGTGATGAATATAAAAATAAAGAGTTCACTGGTAAACGAATTTGTTATAAGAGAAAGATTGAAATTGTATACAACAAAAGAGACCATTCTTTTAGTACAACTGATTTGAGGAAAAGAACCGAGAATCAACCTATTGAATTGAAACCTATAAAAACGGAGAGTGAAAATGGCAAAAACTAATCCTGTCAAGAGAATAGTAAATTGTATGGTTGCTGAGAAAAGAGCTTTACACGGCGAATTCAAAGCATATTGGAAAGACACTGCTAATAAAATAGCACAAGAACATAATATTGATATTTCTACTATTAGAGATAGATTTGAATTAGGACTATATCAAAATGAAACTAAAAGTCGTAGCTATCACTAATATTTGGGAGGCAAAAGGCCCAAGTAAAGAGTTTCCTATGTGGACACCTGTTGGAAGTAGGGAATATATCATCGACAAAATGGAAAAAGAGCCTACTCTAAAAGATATTAGTCAATCAGTAATGAGATTAATGCACTTATTAGAAGGTAGAATAGAAGATACAGTAGTTGAAGTATTCTCAGGTTATGAGGTATACGACGCTAATGCTTTAACACATAATGAAGCATTTCAATTACAATTAGGCGACGCCATTGATTATCCAGCAGAAGATATTAGGGATAAACTAGATGTCGAAGAAACTTCCTAGACTTACATTAGGATTAACCTATTTCAACGACGAAAAATGGATACATGAATGGTATCATCAATTTAAGTTCTATCCTTCAGATATAGAAGTTATTATATTTGACGATGCCTCTGATGCAACACCACTTGAGGATTTATTATACCCTATTGAGATAATGCCGGCACATAGTCCAGAAATATCCATATATAAAGTAACAGAAAATTTAGGATTTAATAGTCACGGTTGTAGAAATGCTATAGCTAAATTGGCAAAATCTGAATTTGTATGTTTCTTTGATATTGATATGTTATGTATGGGCGACACCATGGGAAGAATGAGACAGAGAAACTGGCAACACCAATCGTTATATCATCATCAATTTTATATTTTTCCAGAACAAAAAATGTTGCCATACCCTGGCCATCTAAATTCCTTTTTATGTTCAAAACAACTCTTCTGGGAAGCTGGAGGATATGATGAATCCTACACAGGATATCATTATGGAGACAGAGAGTTCATAGCAAGATTAAAGAGAAAAGCACAATTTGAAAGGGACTCTGGTGAAGTTATGATGTTACGAAGAATGGGTAAACATGGTAGCGTCCGTAAACAATACAAGAAAACAGAATATTTTGATGACCATTTCTTCATACAACCTGATACAGAAGAAAATATTAAAAAATTAACAGGAACAGTCGAAACAAAAATCAATTTCTCCTACGAAAGAATCTTATAAATACTGTAAATAATGCTTGACTTTTGGTCCATATGGTGTTATCATATAGAATATAAGGTTAGTAAAGTAGGTAAAAAATGCGATTTAAAGACTTTTTAACAGAAGCCACAGAAGAAGATAAACTAAAACACTTAGAACACGTGGAAGACCATGTCTTGCATGCTGGTAAAGAAGGTTTTGGTCATGCGTTTCACACAGTCAGAGACGTTCATCACAAGATGCAAGGCATTAAAACAGATACACAGACTACAATTAAATATGATGGCAGTCCCGCTGTTGTATTTGGGGAACACCCTGAGAATAAAAAATTTTTTGTAGCATCTAAATCAGCATTTAACAAAGATCCTAAAATTAACCATACGCATGAGGATATAGAAAAGAATCATGGTCACGCACCAGGACTTGTAACAAAGTTAAAAGCGGCATTAGACCATGCACACAAAATAAAACCACAAGGTGTTTACCAAGCAGATATTATGCACACACCAGATGATGTTAAAAAGAATGGTAATAGAGTGGAGTTTACACCTAACACAATAACTTATCATGTACCACACGATTCAGAACATGGTAAAGCAGCCCAGAAGGCAAAATTAGGACTTGCAGTTCATACACAATATGAAGGTAAATCAATTAAAGATATGAAAGCAGTACATGGTGCTGATATGTCTCATTTTGATAGTCACCCAGATGTTCATATGATGAGCACAAATCACGACACAAGTCAACACCATTATACACAAGAAGATAGAAAACAAGTTGAACATCATTTAGAACAGGCAGTATCACATTTTAAAAATACACCTGATGAACATCACGATACAGTTTTAAAACATCATGCGGCGCTAAAGACTTATATTAATCACACAGTAAGAACAGGCGAACAACATTCGCACGAAGGATTTGTAGCACATCATAGTGCAAACATGATGAAGAAAGTAGATAAAGTTAAAACAGATGTAGCAAAAGCGAGACATCAAACTACACACGATAACACAATAGGTCATATAAATAAGAATAAGGACCACTTCGAAGGACCAATGAATATGCACAAACATATTCAAGCAGCAAAGGACATACTAACAAAGACGATGTCACAACGCTCAGAATTCGGTCATGAGGTAGATGGTCAAGAAGTTAAACCCGAAGGATTTGTTGCCATTAGGGGTGGCAGGCCTTCAAAATTTGTAGATAGGAAAGAGTTTAGTGCTCTTAACTTTAATAAGAATAACTAAGGAGACGAACATGAATAGTAAATGTAAATGTTGTGAATGTTGTTCTTGCACTTGTTGCGGATAATTAATTATGGCAGAAGATAAACACATAGTATTCTCATTTGGTAGGATGAATCCTCCAACTGCTGGACACTCTAAGGTTATTGATAAGGTTCATTCTCATGCTAAAGAGATTGGAGCAAATCATGCCGTTGTGGTTAGTCATTCACAAAACAAGAAAAAAGATCCTTTACATCACAATCATAAGAAAGAATACTTACAACACATACACCCGGATGTAAATTTTACGCATTCTACAAAAGACCACCCACACTTTTTAGCACAACTTAAAAAGTTCAACCAAGAAGGACATACAC